AAATCTCCAACTTCAATCAAATCTGTAGGATTGGTTAAAATAATTGATTTAGAGAATGGGGTTACTATAGATGTTGCATTTTTAACAATATCTGCCTCAACAACTGCAGTTAAGGTAGATGTCAATTTATTTAATGCATCGGAGATGCTATCATAAAAATATAGTACATCTTGTTGAGCAAATATACCATTATCCGTAGTATTAAATTTCTTTAAGCTAATTACAATAGATGGCAGATCTCCTATATTAGGATCATCTTTTTCAAAAACAAATTCTACATAACCTATAATATTAGAATTTTCGCTAGTAACATATTTACCTAAAAAATCAGATATCGCAATAGTATTTCCTGAGGTATTTCGATCTAATAATCTAACGGTCCTTGCATCTAAATTAACGCTAGGTTTAACGCCTGTTACTTTTTGACCATCAGTAAACAGATAATCTCCAACACGCTTAATTTGATTTTGAAGAATTGTTTGTGTTTGATTCAATTCTCGAGACTGGACAGCTACTCCAGGCTTAAACAAAACTTTATGAAAGTTTTTATCTTCTGTGTAGTCATCAAAATATGGTGATACGCTTGTGTCGATTGCCATTCTTTTTCCTTAAAATTCTATTACAAGGTGTAAATTGTCTGTTTGATTTGCTGATCTAATTACCGGAGTTCTATTTTCAACATAATATATTTCACCCTTATTAGGCGTTATTTCCGAATATAATAAATTAGAAACTCTTGCTGTTGCTCCAGATGTCTTTCCTAATACTATTTCGTTTGGTACAAATTTTTCATAATTACTAGTTAAATCAAAATTTCTAATAAATTTTATATAACCATTACCTAAAGTTACATTAGAAGTCACTACATATGCATTTGCTAAACTAGTAGTTCCTTCAATAAATTCATTTTGTAAAAAAGTACCAACAGCGGAATTTAAATATATTCCTGAAAGAGCCGCCAACGTAGTTGCATTTGCTACATTATTTTGTGCGTCTAAAGGATTTTTTAAAATTCCAATTTTTCTAAAAGAAAACTTTCCTGGAAAATCTCCAAATCCTTCATTATACTCAGTTCTAACATTAATCATTAAAAAATGTGACCCTAATTCTGAAACAGGATCATACCCATGCCCATTTATAGGACTTACTATTGGTTTAAGATTTGCATATTTGCCCGAATCTGTCGGATCATATAATCTTGCAGTTGCAAACCTATAATTTTTACCAATGTTTCTATATGAAAAATCATATAGAACTCCTAAGCTTAGTTTTGGGGCAATGCTAGCATCTTCGCCATCTCCGTTTATAATAACTGTGGATGTTGTAGAATAGTCAAGTCCACCATTAAGAATTTTTATATGTTCTATAGATCCGCCTTTTGTATTAACAGATATATCATCATCTACCAATACAGGCATCCAATTTTTTGTAAGAAACTTTAACTGGTTTCCTATTGATATATTGTATAAAAATTTCCATCTATAATTATCGGCTAATGTTATTATATCTCGGCTTTTTCCTGTAGGTTCAAATTTAGATAAATTTCCGTTATTATTGCTAATACATTTATATACATTAAATTCGCTATTTAGAACATAAAAAGATTTTTCAAATAAATTTTCATCCATACTGTCATATTCTGCATATACACTGTCATATGACCAATCTATTCTCTTAACCACATTGATTATATCATTTGGATAAATTCTTTTTAAACTAACCATTTCATCCCAAATATTTGTGATGTTTTGTTGGTTATCTTTTGGTAAAGGTGGAGAATTATCATCTCCTTGCCAAGGAGTCGGTTTTCCTAAAAACATATATAGAGAATTTCCGCTAGTTAACGAAACGCTATCTATAAAATTCTTAGAATTGTTTATCTTTAATTGTTTTGTAATTATATTGGACATCTGTTTATTTATTGCGGATTGGTTTCTAAAAATACAAGATCTGCTGTTAGTGGTCTAGTATAAACACCCGATATTGAAATATTACTAACATTCAACGAATTTTTTATACTATCTGCACCTATTGTAGAATATGTAAATATTTCTGAATCTTCGTTAACACGTATGCCGGCATAGTTTAAATTATCAGGAGAAGTCTCATTATTTATTTCACTGAAAATAGCAAAACCTGCTGGATGCAAAACATCTTTAATTGTCAACAACCAATCTTCAATAGATCTAGAAGATCTAATTACATATGAGAATGGTTGATAATATACGTCAGAATCTTCTGCAGCAAATGGAGTATTTCCTTGAACAACCATATAATTTGATAATTGTCCAGTTGTATCTGGCCAGCCTCCGAGTTTAGTAAAAGTGCCTCCAATATTAGATTTCAATATTGCAGACTCTAAAAATGAAACAATCACGTTGCCCGAAAATAAAGATTTACTTCTTAGATATGTATTCCCCGAATCTCTAATAGCAATAATCGGTGAACCTACACTTAAATTGGTGTCGGTAAAGACACTTAAATAAAAATACTCAGTTGGTTCAAAAATAAAATCATCTATAGTTGTGAACGTAATAGATGTTACATTACTTAAAGAATTTGCAGATGGCTGTGTTAGAGGAGGAAAACTTCCTGTAAATGAAGACAATCCTGCAAAATCATTTTCAGATAAATTTGATGCAGGAAAAAGATCACTAGGAGTATCCCAACTTGTCCAAGGTATTATTTGATAAAACACATTAGTGCCAATCGGAACATTCTCGGCATTAACTGTAAATGTTACATTACTCCCTTCAACTATACTTATGTAATCCGGAGAAACATTTAATTTTTGCGAAGCAGATGTTGAACTATCATATATTGTAGCTGAACCATTTATTTCTAAAGAATATGGAAAATCTGGGGTGATTATCAGTATTATAGTTTCATCGCCTTCTGTTATATTATCTTCAAATATTTGTAAATTGACAAAAGCTATAGTGTCTTGTGAAGTATTTGCTGCAAAAATTAAATTTCCAGTTAAAGGAATGTTAAAAACATCAGAATTTACAAGGCTTCCTGAGATTGTATATGGAACAACGGTTCCGACAGAAACATTTTTTGCTGTTACTGTAAATAGTACAGATTGCCCCTCAAATAAAGTAGAAACGTTTGGTCGTATAAAGAATTCCGCAATGTTTCCTGTAGGAAGTACAGATGTGTCTAAAATAGTTATAGCAATACTTTCGCTTCTATTAGGACCGGTAAGACGCAAGGTTAATGTTTCTGGCCCTTCAGTTTTCAAATCATTTACTAAATTTAGTATTACTTGACTTTTATCATTTCGTATAATAAAATTTCCAGATAAACCAGACACACCTGTATAATCCAAAGAATTAATATTGGTACCCGATATAGAGAAAGGCACAAGAGTTCCTGTGGGAAGCCCTGTTCCGTTCAATGAAAATACTACAGACTCACCTTCGGATAATGTTTGTCTGCTAGCTGTTAAATTATAGGCCATTTAAAATCCTGGATATTTAAATCTTATTGATCTGATATTTGGTACAGATACAACTTTTACTCTATGAGAGGTATTATCTATTGGGCTTAAAATATTGCCAGTATAATTTATATTCAATAAAGTACCTCTTTTAATATTATGTTCATTTGGAAACGTTAAAGTAACGATTCCGTTTTGTATTGTGTATTTTCCTAATAGGTTTTCTGTTGGTTGTCCCGCAGATACTATTGTAGTATTACTATAATTAACACCCGATTCTAAAATTTCTATTCCCTTTATTGATCCAAATCTATCAACTTCGGAAACTCTGGCTTCTGCTAATTTTCCGGTGCCTTTGTCGTCTACAATAGTTAGAGAATGTCCTTTTTTATAACCAAGCTTACCATCCACAATATCTATTTTAGATAAAACAGAATAAACAGTTCCGTATAAATTAGACGTATCTAAAGAACTGTCTAATATTACTGATTTAATTGCAGTAATATTTTCCCCTCCTACAAAATATCCTATAGTGCTTTTAGTGTCCAATATTAAATCATATACGTCAAATTCATCAATATTGACTTTTTGGACATTATCCACAATAGATGTGGCTTTGGAGGTTCCACCTATAATTTGCGTATTTTTAAAATTAAATATATTTTGTCTTATATCTGTTTGTTTTACTCTCAAAGAAATTGGAACATTCCATTTACCGGTTGAAGGTTTTAGAACAATATCATAGGGATAGAAAAATTCAATAGTTTCTTTATATAAAATATTAAATAAAATTCGATACGCAGATTCTGTACCTTTTCTATTATAAATTTCTCTTATTCTTTTTACTAAAGCTTTATTATCTACGATATTAGATGAGGAAATATCCTGAGCATAATTTTCTAAAAATTTATTAATCATTTCTTCAGACGTTTCATCAATATCTGCATACTTAGTAATATCTTGAAGCAATTCTTGTGCTTGATTATTTTGTTCTAAAAACTCATAATATGCTTTTAGGAAAGTCACAAACATACCATAATCTGTTTGTACAAAATCTGGTAATTGATTTTCGATTAATAATGATAATCTGTTTTGTATCTTTGAGAAAGGATTCTCTGCGCCGTTGCCAACGTGTAATGTGTATATTAACGGGTCCTTTAATTCCCCATAAAATCCATAACTATCTGCAGTATAAAATTCACCGTCTCTATCAAAAAATTCAGTTACTTGATATATGCCCTTACCGCCTCGGTTTATATCTTCCTGTATTGCTTCTTTTCTTGTTAAAAATAATGGATAAAACCAGCCAGTAAAGCTACCTCTAAATTTATTAGTTTTCGAGATACCATTTAATTTTAATGGCCCCGATAATTCTACAGTATCAAAAATTGTTGTCATGTTATTCTACTGTTACTGTTACTGATAATCCGGGTGTTCTTTTAGTTGTAGTATCCGTTTTACTATCGTCTATAACTAATATTAAATCTCTTGTAGATGCAATATCTAATTCTGTAATTCTAGAATATATTCTAATGTCTGTTGCGTTTTCAAGATAACCTGTAGGATTTAATCTGCTAAATGATATCTCTCCTGCGGTATAATTAACCGTTCCTATAGAAGATACTAAAACACTATTCGTATAAAAATCCAAAAGATCCAAAGTCCCAGTTGTTGCAGATGTAATATTATCTTGCAAATATGCAGTATACACTACTCCATTTACTGTATAATAAAATGCAGTAGAAGTTATACTACCCGAAACTAACTTATTGGCAAATTTTATAATTGAAGAACCTGTATACCCATTTTGTGCTCCTATAACAGGAACAATTCTTTTTTGTACCTTTATTGTAGATACATTTCCGATAATAGATGAATCTATGGCATCAATCTTTTTAGACATTTTAGAATATATAAAATTTTTATTGAATTTTTGTAATTCGGTTTTGAAATAATTTTCAATTTCTGAACGTACTAAAATTTCAATTTGAGATGCTGTGTATCTAGAATTTTTAGATGAGAATTTAATTTTTGTGTCTAGATTAATATAAAGATAATTTGGATCAATAAATTCTGGAATTATTGACATTACTTTTTTATCTGCTAATATATTGTTTTTAATATTATTTTTAATTGCGTCACTAACAGTAAATCCATCATACGGTTTTAATGATATTATAACCTTGCCATATTTAGGAGGATCATTATCTTCCCCTCCCCAAACTGAAATAGATTCTACTAACGGGTAATTGGCTTCAATTATTGCTTTATAATCTGATGAAGTAACTGCCCTATTATATGATGATAAGAAACGAGGAGCTTTAAATTTAATTTCATCTATAGTGTCTCCTACATCGCCGCCGGATGAGTTTATAGTTGCAACTATGCTGTTATTTAAAACAACACCGCCAACTGTAGAACCTAATGAAAACACCTGTGTTATATTACCCGAAACATTACAAGAATCTCCGTTACTAACTAGATATTCGATTGTTACTATGTTTCCAGGTCTTAATTTTTCTCCAATAACATTATCCCCGAAAAATATCTCATAAAATCCTGAAGGATTTTCTTCAATAAAAAATACCTTTGCCGTGGAGGTAATACTTGATAAATTTTCAGCTAAAGTGAATGTAGTTGTTGTTAAATCTGTATATGAATTTTGAACAGTTACTCTTAAAGTACTTGTGTCTACATTCTTATTAGGTATTGTATATTTTTCACTTGGACCAGATACATCTACTCTATAAGAATATACTAAAGGAACTCCCTCGACAATTTCAACATCAGCAAAAGAATATACCCCATCTAATGGTGATATTGTAACAGCATCAAGATTTACAAAGGTATATTGTTGCCCATTAATTGTAGTTGTAAAAGGTGAAAATTTAGGTAATGTTAATGTGGATGGATTTCCTGCGGGGTCTTGTACTGTAAATGCTACTTTTGCTCTAGCACTTCTATATGATAAAGGAGTATATCCTAAGTGCTTAGCAATAGATACTGCAGATTCTCTTTTAACTGCAGAATCTAAAAACATCTCATTCGCAACCATATTTCCTAAATACGCATTATAATGAGTATTATAAGATAAAAGATCTATTAATATAGAAAGACTAGATGCGTCAAAATCATAATCTTTAAAAATAAGATTATTATCTTTATCTCTGTAATTGCTTAGAAATTGTTTTAGATTCGTTTTAATTGAATCAAAGTCTAGTTCTGCTATTCTGTAATTAGCCATTATCTTACTCTACTTATTAAAGTTTGAATTGTTATAGGTGCTTCTGTATTTCTTAATGTAAAAGTAATATTAACATCTAGATCATTAACATCTGCTGTTTCTGTAATCTTAACAGAAATTAATCTTACTCTTGGCTCGAATTTCTCAATAGATTCTTTTATTGTTCTTTCCATTGCAATTTTCACTGCAGATGAAAATGGTTCGAATAATAAAGAATGTACTTGTGTGCCTATTTCAGGATGAAAATGTCTCTCAAAATTTCTAGTTCTTAATAAATGCTTTAATGCAGTTTTGACCGCATCTTCATCTGTTTTTAAGTATAAATCTTTAGTAAACGGATTAGCCTTAAAAGAAAGGTCTAAATCTGAAAATTGTTTTATATCTCTTGAGGTTGCCATATGATTATTTATTATGCCAAGTTAACCAATTTAGTATATTTAGACTGATGGTTAACGAATGTTTGTACGTTAGGATATGAAGATTT